ACGATCGCACACGCGATGGCATCGCTCGCAGTCCTTGTAATGCCCCGGCTCGTGTGAGCCTCCCCAGCAGGTGAAACCCTCCTCGTTCAACACCTCTCCGATGGCGGTTATGACGTTGTTACGCGTGTTCATCACTCGCTCACATCGCCTGTCAGCTCATCAACGGTCACGGCCTGAGGGAAAGCTTCCTCCACCGTGATTTCGTGGCGCTCCAGACTCTGGAAAATCGTTGTCAGCTCAGCAAGATCACCAGCCGTCCAGGCAGTACGGGGACGCTTGAGCCGCGCCTCGATCATCGCCTGCGTGACGGAATGTGTTTTGAATGCGGCGAGCATTTTGCCTACACGATCAGCAAGCGGTGTCCCATCACCGTGTTGCAATGTCGCGTGACAAATCGCCTGCGCCTCATCCGTAAACCAACTGGGGAGCACGGTCGCGATACATTCGCGAACCGCGCGCGCGCCAACATTCTGGTTGTTGAGGTAGATGTCCCCCAAGTCAGTAAGCTTCTGTCTGGATTTCCGCGCCATTCTCTCGTGAGGGACAATGAAGCTCCGCGTGGAACGGACGTTCGTCTCTTGATCCCACGCATATGCTTGGATTTCTGATATTCCCTCGTGGTCGTCTCGGCGTAGTTCCCGCACCCCGTAGTCGATGTTTCCCCAAATCCGGGCGAGTTCACGCATGAGATGTACCGTTGGCCCACTGCCACGGTTGGGGACGGTGTAGAACGCCTTGTTCGCGACCGAGAGCCGCCCGCAGGTGGCTTTCATTTCGGCTTCTGCCCGGCCTTGGTCGCGTCGCACCTGCTGGGCGACAGTGACGGCGGCTTGCACTTCTGCGACTGCGCGCGCCTGCTCGGTGAGCGTCGCCTGTGACGCTGGCTGGACGTTCCCGGTTTCCCGGCGGACAATTTCACTCATTGGTCAAATCCTCGATTTCGTATTGAATCCATGTAGGGAATTGCGACTGTGTAATACCGGTGGTGGAAACCTCTCCCGCGAGAACCTTCTTCCACTGGACGATGGCAGCGGCGAGCATTTCGCGACCCACCTCCAAATCCACTTGGGATGCCTGGATCAGCGTGGAGGCATATGGCGGCGTTTTCGATGCCACCAGCCAGATGAATGGCAGTCGCGGATACCCAAGAAGCTCCAAGACCGTCTGATACATCGCGGCCTGGATGTGATACCCGTATGAGGCCGCGTTCCTCACGAAGCCGCGCGGGTGGGCTGATCCTTCAACGGTTTTCAGATCCAAGATGAAACCCTCATGCGTTTCGTCCGGTAGCCGCAGATAGTCGTATCTGGTCTGCATTGTGATTCCGTCGTATTCCACGAGGGCACTGATTTCCGCGTCACCACCCGTGGCGAGTAGCGCGGCGTTCTCGGGTTTTTTACGCACGACCGCAGCCATTTCACGCGCAGCGGTGAGGCTTGACGTGAGCATGGGAGTCAGTCCGGCTTCACGCGCCTCGTCTCGCGCGGCACGAGCCTCTTTTGTTCGGAAAGAATCGAAGTCAAGCTCCTGGACTGTCTGTAATCCTCCCTGGAGGATCAGCTCATGGACGGCGGTCCCGAAATCGTACGCTTGCTTCGTCTCGTGATGCTCGAGTTCCCACAGAACTTCCTCTGGAAGTCTGCGCAGGAGATTCTTGGCGAGCGTTGATGATAACGGGCGCGGGGTTGCAAGCCCGCGCTGGTAGACCGCGTTCGGGATACCTGGGTGTAGCCCAATGTCGAATGTTTCGCTCACCTCTCAGCCCTCCGTAGCTCGTCCCGGCTCGCGTACCCGATGCAGCCGAGTGGGAAGAATCGCGGCTCAGGAACGAGGGGTGTGATGTCGCAGAAGCCGGTGGAGAAAGTTTCGCCCATCGGCGTTTGCTCCGTGTACGAAAACCATTTAGTCGCGATCTTCCGCGCGTCCTCAATGTCCGTCGCGGTCACGGTCACATACCCGTGACGATCCAGCCACGACGGGCCGTGAGCCGCGTCATCCGGGCCGAAAGTCACATAGAAATTAGTCATCCCACGCCTCCAAATCTCGTTGTGTCTCGTACTGTCGGTCCTCGTCAGTGAGTGGGTCATCGGCGGCTCGGGTCAGATCCCTGGCGAGCCGCTCAGCGTCCTCGCAGGTGAGCGGGATCAGGTCGTCGCCGATCTCTAGGAGCACATACCGGCCATCCGTATCAACCGCAGCCGCCGCGCCTACGTAGCCTTCAAAACGCCTGCTCATTTGGCACCTCCGCGCCGCGCACATCGCTGGCAAAATCCGCGAGCGCCATATGGACGCGTGTCCGGATAGTCGGATGCGCGATCATGTTTTTTCCGCATCCGGACATGACATCCGGCGCAATACTGCGGTTTCGACCAGTCAATCCATGTGCGATTGGTGGTGCCGTATGCACAGTGGGAGCACATGCCACGCGCGCCGTATGGGAGTGTGCCAGGCGCATCGGCCAACTTTATGTAGCAAGGCCGCATGAGCACACCGCACCGGACGCAATACTGTGGTTTCGACCACTTGGTATACCGCCGCTTTGGCATGTGCCGCTCAGCACGTCGCCTAGTAGACCGCTGCATAGCCGTCTCACCAGCGAAAATGCCATAGATCAACCTGGAAGCGATTTTGCCCTCAACGCGATCCACATACTCACGACACTGCGCAAGCACCGGACATCCGGCACAGACCGCCAGCGCTGGGGCGGGCGAACCATTCGACGGCGGGAAAAAGATTTCCGGATCCACCTGCGCACACGACGCGGACACCATCCACGGCTCACGAGAAATATCGAGTGTCGCCATCACCGTCTGCCTCCCCACGCCTCGCTGATGATCACACCGGCAGCGGCGCCACAGCTGAGGCCGATCAGGATCGCGAGTGCGCCATATCCGGCCTGTCCGAGGCGGATTGATGCGATGCCGAGGGTGATGGATGCGACGGCGATAATCGCCGCGAAGAAGCCGAATGCTACAAGTTTCCAGCTACTCATCTCGCTCACCTGCTCCCACCTGGAAGGCGGTCGTGGCGGTCAGGATTAGTGCGAGGATGACAAGCCACGCACCGAAACGCGCCTCGCCGTCACGAATCGCCGACACCCCTACTGAGGCCAGCGCAAACGCGAGCGCGACGCAAAAACCGGAGAGAACCTGTTTGAAGGCGGTCATCACTCACTCACCTCCCCTGCGAGCGCGCTGACAATCTCACCAGCGTGACCATCGATCAGGCCCAGAAGCTCACGGAGGCGGGAGTTCTCGGCCTTGAGGTTGTCGATCTCGGTTGGCGCGGGAGTAGGGTCGGGAAGTTCCTCCCTCTTAGCCCACGCTTGGACGACGGCGAGGGCATCTTGCGCCTCACGGGATTTCGCTTCGGCAGCAGGCAGACTTGGTGAATCTAGCCGGTCGAGCTCTTCGACAACCTCGGAGGCACGATCAGCTCGACGCGTCAGGGAATCGGTTAACTTCTGTACAGCTTCGTTTGAGTACACGGGGGCTCCTTAGGCGTCTGGTAGTTGGCGTGCCCACTCCACGAGGTCATCGTGGAGGATTGCTGTCTTGCCACGTTTCAACGTTTTTGCTGGTAGCGGCGGGTACTTGAACCTGTCCTGCCGCGATGGGGCATCGGACTGATTGATGGCGAGCCGGATATCCTCTTCGGTCACACCGACCTGCTCGGCAGCCTCAGCTGGCGTGTAAAGAATCTTCGACATATCAGGCAGCCTTCTTTGTGAAGAGATTGACGGGAGGGAAAGCTCCGGCGCGGAACGCTTCGCCGAACGTCCCATAAACCTGGATGAGCGGGCGAATCGTCGAAATGTTGTCCTTGAAATCGCGGTAAGAAAGGACGGCGGCGCGATAGTTTTGGAAGCGGATCTCATTCATCACCACCAAGTCATCGACGGTGACGAACTCCCACGTCTTGCGCATCCCGCCGCCGAGCGTGACCACGTACTGCAAATCGAGTTCGGTGAGCTCGTAGGCTCCACGTGCGGCCCCTTTGATTACCGTGTCGGCGCGGGTCCCGTCCGACTCGTCAGCTTTGACGAGCATTGCCATGATCGCGGCGCGAGTGTCGATCTCGATATTGCCGAGAGCTACCTCATGCTCGATACGCTCCAGTGCTTCTTCGAAAGCGTCTCGCCGTGCGACGGCGTTGCCCCTGCCTTGCGATACTGTTTCTCGGTAGATTTGCGCTACCATGTCTTTAGAGTTGTTCATGCTCTAGTGCCTCCATTTCGTTTGCGAGTTGATTGAGGGCGTCTGCGATGGCGCGCAGTGCCTTCGGTTGGAAGAGTTCGCGCTCGTCTGGAGGCACAAACTCTTTGCCCTTAGGCCACCATCTGGTGAGTACCCGGTGGCGGTGTTCAGGGACGGTGAAACTTTCGAGGGTCATCAGCCCGGAGCCGATACGCGTCGCCGAGGTTTTCGCGTTTATCAGGTCTGCTTCTTCGGCGGTGTCGATTACGTGCGGTTTCGGACGTGGCTTAGGTTGCGTGTATTGCTTCCCGTCCAGTCCAGTGACTTTGCGCGGCTCCGGCTTAGGTTCGATAACCTCGCCGGTATCCATATCCACATGCCGTTGCTCGGCAACGATCACACGATCGGTGGTGGCGAGAGTTGAGCCGGCGGGAGGTGTTTCGGGGATGGGGTCGCGTTTCGTTACCCCATCGGTCGGGGCAGGTGGTGCATCCTGCACCACCTGGCGGTCGCGAACCACAGTTGAATGATCTTTGCCTACCGCTGGCGCGATTGCCCGCGTACTCATACCCTCTGCGCTCAGCATGCCGACGAGCTGGCGGCGGAACTCTGGCGCAAGGTTACTTGCCTTTTCCCCAAACTCCGCCCGCGAATACTCGTCCCACGAACCATAGCCCATAGCGAGATCCGCGCGGCGGGAGAACGCTTCTGCTACCAGCTCGGCGAGCTTTGCAAGATTGCGTGAGGTGGAATCAACCGTGAGCCGAATTCGTTCAGTGATCCGCTCAGCCTCGCTGTGGGTGAGTGGATTCTCGACAACCTCAGTCACTTCACACCACCTTCCGCATGGAGCGTCTTGAGGCCCTTGAAGAAGGGGGCGAGGGTAGCATCTCCTAATTCGATATGCTTCCCGCTCATGCCGCGACCTTCTCGTGGGTCAGGTCGTCTACGGTGATGCCGAGCCACGTGGCGGCAGCGGAAAGCTCTCCGAGTGTTAGGGCGCTTCGTCCATAGAATCGACTACGGGCGGTTGGGCGGGAGCACTGGAGAGCTTGGGCGAGTTCGTTGATTCCGAGATTCTTGCGAGCCATTTCAGCGCGGAGGTTCTCGGCTACCTTCTGCGCAAATCTGGTAATAGTTGTTTCCATAGCGCCAATGGTAACAACTATTACCGTTGGTAGCAACTGTTTCCATCGGTGGAAAAAACTATTACCATTGATGTTGTGACCAGGAAAATGAACACCGGTGGCCCACTGGCGAGGGCCGTCGCGGATGAGATCAAGAGTCGCCAGGCCGTTCGCGGTTGGTCGAACCGAGAGTTCGCAACCATGATTGGCGTTACCCACCCATATGTCGGCGAGAGATATAAATACCGAGCCGACTTCACCTTGGACGATGTCGCAAATGCGGCGAACGTGTTCGGAATAAGCCCAGAGGATTTACTGCAAGCGGCAATGAGGAGGATGTAAAGAAATAAAGGCCCAGACTCTCCAGATAATCGGAGAGTCTGGGCCTTCTCTATCGCGCACCTTCGGGCAGTAGTGGTACTAGAACGTCGGTGATGGCGCGGGCGGCTGTCTCCATTTCGCCATGAACGTAGGATTCGACTAGCTCTGTCTGACCTACCAGCATCTCGATGATGTGGCGTGGCACCCGCGCGTCGGCGAGCATGGAGATCATCGAATGTCGAGCTTCGTGGAGTAGATAGTATGATCCGTCGGGCTTATGGACGTTGGCGGCGTCTTGGATCGTGCGCCAGTCTTTCGCGTCTTGCTTGGCATTGCGGGGATAGCCGAGGTAGGTGGACATTCCGGTTATGCGCGGGAAAACGAGGTTGTGCGGGTTCTTGTATTTCGCGGCCTTACATTTCGCTTTCCACGCTTTGAGTTCCTTCGCCACCGGGGAGACGAGTGGCACGGTACGTTTCCCAGCCTCCGTTTTCGTGGGCACGAGATACCAGGAATCGACGAGGTGGATTATCTCATCGTCGCGCTTCGCTACAGGCTTGCCTGTGTCCGGATCTTTCGGGAGCTGCTGTACCTGGAATGACAATCTCAGCTCCCCCACGACCGTTGAGCCTTCGGGCACGTCGTCGTAGAAGATTACGCGATCCCAGGTGAGGCCGAGAACTTCGGATTGACGCGAGCCGTAGAGCACTGCGATGAAGAATCGGACGGCATCGGGGTGAAGCTCGAATGCTTTGGAGAACGTTTTGCGTACCTCATCTTTGGACATGCGGGTACGCTCTGATGATCCGCGCGACATTTTGGACGCAGCGAAGATACGTTCTGGCACGCGGTATCCGTCGGCTACAGCGTCACGGAGCAATTTATTGAGTGTGCGCTGGGCGGAGTTCGCGGCGGAGAGTGAGTTTCCGGCAGTGAGCACGGCATCCCCTACCTTGCGCATGTGGGCGGCGGTGAGTTTTTCGAGCTTGATGGAGCCGATGGTGGGCACGATCCATTTGTTGACGTTCGTCTTGTCCTGCGCTTGAGTCTTTGGCCGTACGACGCCTTTGCGGGAGTCGAGCCAGTGAGTGGCCCACCCGCTGACGGTCTGCCCGGCCTGTAGGCCGTCGGGCAGCGGCCCCTCCTTGATCCACCTTTCTTGGGCCTCGACGTATTTTCGCCACGCCTCATCTTCGCGCTGGTCGGTGACGACGATCCGGCGAGGCTTACCGGATCTGGTTTGCCCGGCGAGAAATGCACCCACCCACCGATTATCCTTCTCACGATAGTAGAACGACCCTTTGCCGTAGAGGGTTTTGTGGCCGCGTTTCGGCTTCCGTGTGCGAGCTTTCATGCCTCCCCGATCCTTTTAGCAACTCTTTTAGCAACTAGTAGCCTAGGCATAGCCGCCGCTGTGCACAAGGGTTTAGGCTGTTTTGCCACGTGAGCAGGCTGTTTGCCGAGGCCAGTCTACCGCGGAAATTGTAGAGCGTCTGCCTCCGGAGCAGAAGGCCGCAGGTTCGAATCCTGTTCGGGGCACCAAGGAGTTTGCGCAGGTCACGTTATGAATTGAGGCGCTGTGGCCGCGTGGATCCGGCGGTGATTTTTTAGCAAGTCTTTAGCATCTCACGTCTTCCTATTGCATCGCGTCGGCTATGCGGCGGCTAACTGAAAACATCTTTTGTGGCGTGAATTACATCTTCCTTCTTGCATGTTCGTCTAGTGTCGAGTACACTAGACAGTGTAAGGCAGAGAGGAAAAGAAAATGGAAATCACAACCACCACCCAAACCACAGACGGACTCGACAGCACCCGCTACGCCGCAATCATCGACGGCGAAGAAGTCGGATACCTCCTAGCCCACACCTCCGGCCTCATCCTCAACGTCGAAGTCGACGCCGACCACCAAGGCGAAGGCATCGCCCGCGCCCTCTACGAGTACGCAGACGAGACCCAGGGCCTCTACCACGTACCCTCTTGGGGCCGCACCGCAGACGGCGACGGCTTCGCCAACGCGATGGGCGGAGACGTCATGGACGACGAGCAGGCCGCCGAAATCCTCGGCCTCGACCTCGACGTTGTCACCGGCTTCGATTTCGCAGCCTAACCAACACCACCAGAAAGGAACCCCGCTCATGGAGCACACCGTCACCGCCGGCCTCCTCGACTACCAGCCCGGCACCGCCTACCCCGTCAAAAACCTCTACCACCTCACCGACGGCACCACCCAGCAGACAGACGGCTGGATCATCGTATGGGACATCCTCCACGACGGAGACAAAAAACCAGGAGACCCCGACGACAAGAAAGAAGAACCCTCAATCCTCCTCGTCACTGCCGGAGTGCCCGACGAGCGGAACCCGAAAAGGATCATCCCCTCAGGCCACCCACACCGCGCCACCTACCACCTCGGCGCCTGGCAGATCACCCCCGCATGGGAAGCCCGCACCGACCACGGCCACCGACTCCCCACCCAATACAGGGGCACAGACCCAGGGTCCAACTCCGCCGAAATCATGCAAGCCTCCTACCGGAAAGAGCTCGCCGCCCTCGACGACTGGCACACCAACCTCGACCCCACCCAGGCAGCGCTAGAAGCCGCCCGCAGACTCGCCGCTACCCTCGTCGAAAAACGCGACCGTATGATCCTCCAGGCGCTCGCGGATGGCGAATCCGCCACCACGCTCGCCCGCCGCTACAAGATTGACCGTTCCGCGATCTATCAAATGAAGACCCGTGCGCAAGCCAGGGAGGAGTGATACCATCGAGTCAATGTTCCCCGTGCAGACGGGGATGAGCCGATATTACGTTAACCAAATATCGGTGCAGCAGGAATGTTCCCCGTGCAGACGGGGATAGAAAAACTCCCCGGCCACCCATCAGGGCGACCGGGGAAAGTTTTTATGGATGTGGGGGCGGCGGCGGTGGAAGCCTCTTGTAAATGTGATCCCGAAGCGACGCCGTGTAGTCTTTCTCTCCACGTAGTTCTGATTCGAGTCGATCGACGCGTTCTTGCAGCCGGTCGATCTGTTCGCCTTGCTCTTCTACCAGGACCTTCAGTACGGCGATCGAGTTTGCCTCGTGGTCGGTGCGCCATTTTATCCAGGCCACCACGACTCCTCCTACTGCCGCGATAGCCGCGACGATGATACCAGTATCAATGCCGCCCATAGGTCACCCCGCGTCGGTAGAGGTCGCGGCTCCCATAGCGACGCCCGCGGGTGTTTTGGTGACGTTGACGGCTGCTAGGAGAGTGACTGGTGCGGAGATCGCGAGTAGGAATGCCGCAGCGAAAGAGATCCAAACGGGGGAGTCTTCCCCGATCGCCGAATATGCGGCGAGAAGCGCGGCCGTGACCGACTGGAGAACAAAGACCGCTAGGAGGATACCCCAGCGGATCTTCTCCGGGATCATACGGGTGGCTACCTGTTGGATAGTTGAATCAGTGGTGTTCACGAGGTGCCTCCTAGAAGTATTTCCGCTGGTCATTGAGGTAGGCTTGCAGCGCCTTGACGGTCCATGCACCAAAATCGCCATCCACGACCCGCGTGTACAAACCCTTCGACTTCAGGAAGTTTTGCAGCGCCTTCGTAGTCCAGGCCCCCCACTGACCATCCACCACACGCCTGTAGTAGCCGAGGCCCTTGAGCCAGTTTTGCATCGCCTTGACCGATAGAACACCGAAGTCGCCGTCCACTACGCGATCGTATTTGCCGATTTTCGCGAGCAAGGTTTGCAATGCGCGTTTCGTGTATGGGCCGAAATCGCCATCCAGCTTGAGCACATATCCTGGCCACGTGTCGGAGGATGTGGCGGCGGGAGTCGCAGCCGGAGCCGGTGCGGGCGCAGGCGCTCCCCCTCCCGCAGCGTTGGCGGCGATCTGTGCCAGGCGTGGATACAGATACGGTCCTGGGCAGGCGGTAGCGTAAAACTCCCGGTGGCCCCGGACTGTGGCACGTGACGGCGTGAAACCATACCTCTTCGCCACATCTGCGATCAGGCGGGTCAGCGACGCGATAGCCGCATCCGAGACTTCCCAGTTAGGCGCACCCGTCGAGTTTTGCACCTCGACCGTGATCGACGGGTTATCCGCCGCAGCCGATCCCGACGTCCACGCGCGATATTCTTCCGGCACCGAGCCGATAATCACACCGTCACTCAAAATGATATAGTTCGCGCTCGCGGCGTCCTTCGAGTTCACCAGGCGCTCGATACCACCCGACGTTCCAGCCCAGTGATGCACGATCACACGCCGAATCTTCGCGCCACCACGCGACGAACGTTTAGTAGTGGACATGATTTTCGTCGCCAAACTTGAGTATGTACTCAATTTTCCTCCTCGTTTTTGGGCATGAAAAAAGCCCGCAGTGAGCGGGCTTGAGATTGTGTTGAGGTGGGGCTAGTAGACGAGCAGTATGGTAGGCGTCCCAGTCCAGTCGGCAGTCCCAGCATTCCATACGCGGATCACGCACGACGATGCGGCTATCTGCTGCACCGATATGTAACCTTTAAAATTTGGACCGGCGCAGTAGCCGGGATATATGGCCGGTACCGATCCACGATCTTTGAAAGAAATTGTTTGCGCGACGTAGTTGCTCCCGCCTCCAGTCACGGTGATTTCCGTGCCGTCTACTCGATAGATTGCTGGAGATACGCCTCCCGCTTTCCCGACGATGACCGCACGCCGCATATAGGTGACTACATAGACACGATCCCCTACCATGAGCCCACCCACCAGCGTGGATGGCGAGACCGCTAGAGGATCAGACCGCCCGTCATACCTGACTTGTAGCGGATCAGTCGAGGTCACCGCAGCCCACTGGAACGTGGGGGAGTATTTCCGCACCACATCCAACGCGATTTTCCGCGCCGACTCCAAAACTGTGTCCGTGAAAGCCATCAGCCCACCACCTCCCGCAGCGTCGTTTTCTGCAAAGCCACCTCGTCGATCGGCTCCACCGTTTTTGTCACCACAAACCGCCCATCAATCCCCGACGGCGGATGGACGAAGTGCACCGCGTCGTTGAGCTGTAGATTCATGGGCACATGCTCGATCTCCACCGTGCGAGTCACCGCGCCCACCTCGATCAGACGCCGCGCCGCATACGCATCCAGTACCGCTTGATCTGTCGCCTCGATCTGCTCCGGATCGGCAGACACCACCCCACGATTCACGGTGGAAAGCGGATCGTCCGGGTCGTCGTTGTAGGCTTCTGCCATCAGGCCTGGCGTCTCATCATCCCCAGCCGTATAGCACGCGAAGTGGTTCGGGACACTCGCAAGGTCACGCGTCTCTGTCCACTCGTCCATAAACTGCGCGTTCTCACCATGGATAAACTCGACGACGATAGGCCGACTCGCAGGAGCAACGTACGGCGTAACCTGAAACCTCCCCGCGGAATCCACGTGCAGGGAAAAACAGTTGATCGCATCCAAAAGATCGTTGATAATCGCGAGGACCGTCGTGCCCCGATCCCATGAGATCGCCGTCCGCAGCACATCCGTCCCGACCTCGATACCGGTAGCGGCCTCGCCAGTCCACTCGATCAGGTCACGAATCGCCGACGTGACAACCGTCCCCGCAGGCAGTGAGTATTCGTCCATGCGTTTCGCCCGATCCAGGAGCGTGAGCTTGTCGAGCAGGCCCACACTCCGGGCCGCGCCGAGACCTGACCAGTCAATGTCCGGGGTTTCTGGGACGAAAATCCCGAGAGGCCACGCAACCCCATCAACCTCGCGCCACGGCCGAAACCTGACGTTTAGCAGGTCGATTTCGCCACGCAAATCGATCGAACCCTGCCCGCGCACCGTCTGCCCCGTCGATTTCGTGATATCCCCACCAGTGACAATCCGTACTCCATCGGCGGTGACGGGGAGTGTGTACATGAAATTATCGCTAGTGTCGAGGACATCCACCCACGAGGTGAGAGTATGCGACCCCATCTCAGACTCCCGTCTGCTGCACTGTCAGGGAAACATCATAGACACCCTGCCCACCATCTGAAAACTTCAAGGAGGTGAGTTCGCCGATCACTCGCCGGATCGGAGTGCGTAAACAAATACTCGAATCCTTATAGGCAAGATCACGCCATTCCGGTTCTTGCGACGCGTCCGGCGTGATCCGCAAATCTTGGGTGATCTGATTCGACCGGGCCTTGCCCCGCAAAACCATCGGCCATGTAGCGCCGGATGGCTGCACGACTTCTTTTGCGAGCATCGGAGATTCTTCGCGTGCTGGATTGCCTGCCGCGCGCACCACATCACCAAAACCATCACCACTGTTGATATAGTGCCAGATTTGTTCGTTTACGGCCTGCACCAGCTCCGGCCCCTCAGCAGACGACGGCAGCGACGTGTGTGTAACAGCCTTATAGCGGTTCTCCGCAAGATACGGCGTCGTATGCGTGACAGCAGCACCCAGATCCACATCCTCCACGACCGCCTGCCACTCGCCAGCCTCAGCATTCCACCAGAAAACATCCACCGTCTCTGGCGTAACCGCGGCATCGCTCGTCGGCTCCCACACCAGGTCACCTGTCAGAGCGTGCGAAATAAACGCGTCATCCGCACCTTCCACAAAATACGGGTGCCCGTCCACAATCTGAATGTTTGACGCCATCAGGACGCTCCCTCACCTAGCAGCGCCTCGACTTCGGCGCGCCACCTTTCTGGGATGGACTCCAGCGTACGTGTACCAGCAGCGACGAGACGTGCATAGATTTTCGCCATTACTCTGCACCCCCTATGAGGTCAGCCAGCTCGACCAGCGCGCTCTCCAGCTCGGCAATCCTCGCCTGCGCGCGCTCAGTGTCCGTCAGCCCGTCGTCCTGGTGGAGTGTCCACAGTGAGGAAAAATCGGCCTCAACCTCAGCGGCGGTCACCACCTCGGCGGAGTAGTAGTACAGCTCATCCGCCTCATAGACAGTGGTTTCAACGCCGTCGAACGTTTCGACAGACTCGGTGATATTTTTTCGCAGCCAGACATGACAGCCGCCACTGGCGGACGGTTCAACCATTACCTTTTCCAGCGGCGTTGCAGATTTCGTATGGATCATGAGATCCGCCTTTCTGAGATGGATACGAGAGCCCGCGCTGATCGCTGCACCTCAACCAGGTGCGCGCGGGCTATAAATCTCCTGGAATCCGCATGCGTTACCCAGCCCCAATAGGAGCGGACGCGCCGAGCGAGCGTGAGGCTCGGATGCCGCGCAAACCTACGGAATGCTTTCCTAGCGCGCAGGAAAATCGAGGCCCGGATAGTGGTCCGTCCAGGCCGCGTCACGAATCCCTCATGATTTCATAGAGGTGGCTTCCGCCACCTCGCGCCCTTGGCGCTCACCCCTGCGACCGACCGATCGCAGAGAGGCGGGAGCCAATGTTCCACCGCGTGTCGGAGAGCGTGTAGCGCCCGTCGACGCACCAGAGGCCAGCGAACGAGGAGTTCCACAGGCTGCCCAGAGAACGCCACTGCCGCGTACCCGAGACAGACGTGCCGTGGACATAACTGGCGTCACCGAGGCCCGTGGAGGACGAGCCTCCCATCCCCTGCCCGTAGAGCAGACCCGCTGCATTGGATGGATATAGCGTCCAGATCGTCGCGTCGGCGTCGGCCGGCGGTAGATATTTTCCGGAGGCGACATACGTCGAGGTGACGCTGGTAGCCTCGTTCTTCGAGTCCGGGTTGATGTAGATCTGCCAGCCCGTCGACCCGTCGCTCTTGAGGATCACGTCGCCGAGGATCTCGTCCATGCCGTGCCCGATTTCGATTCCTTGGATTGTGAACGGCTCGCGGCCCGAGAATGGATTGTATGGGCTGCCGTCGCCTTCTACCGCGTCACAGCCACCGGTGGGCCACGACGCGGTGGAGAGCATGTAGGTGGTTGCGGTGGAGAATGCCGCCGCATCTACTGAGATCGCCGTATTGGACGAGTCGTAGGCTTCTTTGGATACGACGCGGGCGGTATCGAAAACGTTATACATGCCCGTGGTGTTACGGTCGGTTGATCCGGAATCGTTCTTGCCGAGCATTACGCCTGCGCCGATCGGGATGTTGTTTGCGGTCGTGGTGGGGATGATGATCCGCGTGGTGCCGGACTCAGCGACAGCAGGTGCGACCTGGAAATTATAGTTGGTGACGCCCGCGAAAACGGACTGCGAGTTCTTTGTCGCGTATTTGAGCAGGAACATGATTTTCACATACCAGTCATCCGCATACGATTTGCCTGCATAGCCAGTGGTGGCAGTCTTGCAGATCGTGATCAGCGAGTCGTGGGAGACGGTGCGGGCCGCGATAGGAGTCCCAGAGATTGACCGCGCGATGCCGGACGAGTCCACACTGAGAGGATATTTCGCGAACAACATGAACGGGCGCAGATTCCCGTCAGGTAGTTTAGCTTTAGGTTGCGGCTCCATCCCAGAAAGCTGAGTGTCCGACACGAAAATCTGCACATCGACGTCAGTCTCAACCCATGACCAATAAAGCACTGGCGTCAGGATCCACACGTCGCCGTTCGAGCCGTCCCGCGCAAACCGGCCGTCTCCACGGATTCCAGTCACATGCGGGAACCCATCCGCGTCCACGGTCGCGTTGACCTCCATGTAGAAGAACGGCCCCCGCAAAGTGTATGGATCAACCGCCGGAGTCCCGATCACGCCCGGCGTTGGCACCGCGATACCGGCATTAGCGCCCAGCTTCGTGCACGCCGTCGCGCTGCCTTTTGGGATGCTCACCCCGTAGGCCAGGCCGTCAGCACGCGAGCCGAGCATCACCCGCAGTGAATCCGTGGTGTACTCGCCCGCATCCTCATCCCAAATCAGGGCAGAACGCCGGTCCACATAATCTTTCGCTGCCGCCAACGTCGCCGCATCACCACTATCGGCGTACGCGTTCGCACTGGTAGTAGCCGCGTCCAGCAGGTCTTTCGTGACGATAATCTGATTATCCTCGTATGCCATGCTCTACTCCCTAGACTGTGTAGACAAGATTGCCGGTAGACGTGTCCCGCATGACCACTAGCGGGATCGAGGACGTATCCACCGTGAAGCTGATTTGATTCACGCCACGCTCCCGATCCCAGATGGCGGTCACCTCAGCGACAGCAGGTGGCGGGAAATCGGTCGTAAACTCGGTTTCGTCCGTATCCGACCAGAGGCCGTTTCCTGCACGGACCCGCGCCGTGATCCGATAGTCTGTACCGTCGGACAGGGCGGTCGCGAACGTTCCCCCCGTTTCAGTGGTGCCGGTCGCGGTTTCCAGGAGCGTAGAACCCTGATAGAGACGCGCCTGCCATGCTGCCTGCGCCGAACCGTCGGCGTTGTAATAGGTGAACTCCCAGGCGGCGCGAGACGTCTCAATCGTCCCCGTGGGAGTGGATAGTGCGACCGTTGGGCGGGCTACAAGCGACGCCGAAACCGTCCCCGACCAGTCCCCAAATTCGCCGTAGGCGCCTTTCGTGCGGGCCTGCACTTCCAGCAACCCAGACGTACCAGGCGCCGCGATAGAAGCAGTCGTCTGTGTCGTGAGAGTGACTGTAACCCAATCACCACCATCGAGACGCCACCGAACCTCAGCAGCAGTCTGCGCCGTCGTATCCACGCTCTGATGAGTGACAGAGACAGTAATGTCTTGGTCGCGATCAAGCGTCCCAGTGCCGTCGCCGATCACGACGAGCGGCGGATTAGGCGGCGCCAAAAGCTGCACCACACCAGACCCGGCAGACCATGGGCCTGTCAGCGTCGGATCAGGAGACGACGCCCCCGGCTCCGCGGCAACCGCACGCCAAAAATACTGATGCGTTTTCGTATTATCTGGCGAGGCATGTACATACGACAGGGTTGATAGCCCGGTCGCGAGAACTACTTTATCCCCACCATTCGGTGCGTCAGCCACATCATAAGTGACGCCCCACGTGTACCCGCTGTAGGTTGCGGCGGTAGTAATATCCCCAGACTCGCTTTTGACTGCCGTAACGCTCGTAGGCGCGACAGGCGTCGTCGAAATATCCGACTGGTACGATACTCTATGCCAGCCAGACGATCCGCCTGGCCCATTCGCACGAATCCGATAATTGTACCTGTGACCAGCAGAAATAGTGGTATCCGCCCACGATGTGGCAGACTTCGACACTGAGGATGCGACCGTCGCCCAAGAGCTGCCATCCTTCTGCCGCTGCATCGTGAGCGAACTATACGGACCCGCAGTAGATGGATGGTTTGTCCACGTTAGCGTCGCTTTAGAATCGGAATTGCGCGTCGCCTTCAAATTCGACGGCGCAGACGGCGCAACGTACGGCAGCGCCGGGACGGACCATGAAACCTTACCCACCGACAAACCGTGGCCCAAGATCGACGCAGACGCGGTGTTGTAACCGCCATACGCACTGCCGTACTTACGGGTCACAGTCTTATCCACATACCCCAGCGTGTAAGTGCCCACGCCGTATGTGCCGCTGATCGACCCGGAATCGGCCATCGACCCGCCGATAGACCACGATCCATAGCCTGTGGAAAAATACCCGGCAGTCACCTGCAAACGCAGCACTGCACGGACCGGATTACCGCTATCGGCATTCTGAATATCAAGCCCGATACGCGCCGACGTCCCAGAACCGACCGTTACCGTCGCACCCCAAGTAGTCATCAGATCACCACACCCGCCTTAGATTGCAGACTCAACGACCTACTCGATCCCGTCATCGCCTGATAAAGCGCATTCGCCGTCCGCTCCGCGATCCGTTCAGCCATCGCCTCCACATCCGAAGACGAAACAGACGCCGACACCACAGACGCGGCAGACGAAGAAGAAACGGAAGAGATGCCCGCGGAGACAGAGGGGCTAATTTTCGCGGTCACACGCCCCACAGCAGCCTGAGCTTTCGCCGACGCTTCCCGCGCAGCAGCAACCGCAGACGAAACAAAGGATCCCGCCTCATCATCGACGCCAACCGCCGCGCCACGCATGAGCTGCACACCCACCTGGTCACGGAAAACCCGCGACGGCGAATGGATGCCGAGAGCACTTTTCACCGAACCCAGGACACTGCTAGCTGCGCTCTTCGCTGCCGAAACCACAGCCCCAACAGCATTTCCGATACCTTTCGCGAGGCCGGCCATGAGCTGCCCGCCAGCGCTCACGAGCGACGGAACCATGCCCACCACGGCGGCTACCAGCTTCGGCCCCAATCCGGCCACTGCGCTCACAATTTTCGGGATCGTTTGCGGGACGGCTGAGACGAGCGCCCCAAACAGCCGTATCGCCGCCGCCAACAACGTTGGGATCATACCTACCACCGTTGAAATAATCGATGGCAGCATCCCAATAATCGCCGAAAGAAGCTTCGCCAAAACTTGCGGGATCGCGTTCACTAGCTGCATAAACAGCTCCACCGCTGCCGCAAGCAAGCTCGGGATCATCGAAATGACCGCGTTAAGGATCGACGGCAGCATACCAACGATCGTCGCGAGCAACGTAGGCAAAATATCGGTCACGGCTTGTACCAGCATCATGAAAAGCTGGATAGCTGTCTGGAGCAGCGACGGCAGCATTGAAAGCAGCGTTGCCACGATTTGCGGCAGCGCACCCATGAGCGCCGTGATAAGCACTGGTAGAACCTGGAGCAACCCGGTCACTATGCTGGTGAAAAATTGGACCGCAGCCGTGAGCAGTTGCGGCAGAAGCGTTGTCAGTGTGGACACGATCGACGGCAGCATGTCCACGATTGCTTGAATCACGAGCGGGGCCACTTGGATCACCGCTGTGACCAGTGATTGGAAAAGCAACAGCGCCGAGCCGAGCAGATTGTCACCCATCGCCAGCAGCGTTTGAATGATCTGGGGGACGATCTGCGCCACCACGGCGATAATCTGGGGAGCAATCCCAACAAGCGCCTGCAGGACGGCATCCGCCATCGAAGCGAAACCGTCAACCAGCGCTGGGATAGTCATCCCAAGGCGCGTCACGATTTCCGGCACTAACTGCCCAAACTGCTCCACTACCTGCGGGATCAGATTCCAGATCACGCCAGTGAGCATGCTCGAAAGCGAATCAAACCCACCGATAAGAGTCGCCGGGTCCACTGCTGCAAGCCCAGTCAGTAGTCCGAGGACAAGCCCAATAGGGCCTGCTAGCGTCGTAAAAACGCCACTCAACCCGCCCAACGACGACCCGAGCACCGGAATACGGGAAATAAGTGAACCTAGCCCGCCCGCACCCATCGTGGCGATAGTCGCCAAAATCGGCGCCAACAAGCCCTTCAAGCTACCGAAGATAGATACGACCCTATCAATCGCCGCCTGGAATGGTGCGGGTAGCTGATCGACAAGCCCCGAGACGAGGCTAGGCAGTGCCTTCACGAGACTCTGCACAACCTGCTTCACGCGAGGCAAAACATTCTTCGCGGCAGTCACGATACTATCGACAAGATTTTGCGTCATCCCATCAAGATCGGCATCATCTTTGCCCAACTCGGCAAGCCAATTCGACCAGGCCGACTTCATTGCTGAGACGGAACCGTCGATCGTGTGCGCGGCTTCTTCCGCAGTGGTCCCCGTGATACCCAACTCGGTTTGTACGGCGTGGATCGCGGAGATAACGTCCGAGAAGTTTGAAATATCGTAGCTTTGCCCCGTCAGTTTTTCGGCGTCGGAAAGCAGGCGTTGCAGCTCAGTCTTAGTGCCGCCATAGCCAAGCTTCAAGTTGTCGAGCATCGCATAGTTGCCGCGCGCCAAAGACTGATAGGTTTGCTGGATTGAGGACATGTCGGTGCCCATTTTGTTGGCGTTATCCGACATGTCGATAACCGCCTGATTGGCGAGCTCAGCAGCCGCAGCGGTATCCCCACCGAGAGACGAAATCAGCGACGCCGAAAACGACGTGACAGTGTCCATATAATCATTAGCGGACAGCCCGGCAGTCTTATAGGCGTCTGCCGCATACTTTTGCACGGTGGCCGAGGCGTCTTTAAAAAGAGTATCCACGCCACCAACAGCCTGCTCCCACGTCGCATACGCGGAAACTGCTTGTTTTGTGATGGATACTGCTTGTACCGCCGCCGCCGCCCCCACCGCGGCGAGGGCGGAAACCGCAGCGGTAGAAAACGCGCCAACCTTCTTCGTCACCGACGTGAACGCTTCACCCAGGCGATCTTCTACGGTTGATGCCGCCGAGCTCGCCTTGTCGCGGGCAGTATCAAGCCAGGAAGTGAATCGGGCCTTGGCGGAATCCGCGCCAGCACCAGTGTTTGCAGTAGCAGTTTTCAGGTTATCTTGCGCCGTTTTGAGCCGATCGGTAGCGCTCTTCACGTTATCGATCGCGGTTTGATTACGCCGCCGGGCCGACGCTAGGCGTTCTTCCGCTGCTACCGCCTGCGAGGAACCCTCACCATATTTAGCGAGGGCTTCTTGCAATTTCACTTCGGCGACGCGAACCTTGCCCGCCTCATCCTGCTGCTTGAGCCGCGCAGCCGAGAGAGCCGACGACGCGGACGCCACATCCTTCTTCAAGGTCGAGAGTGTGGCCGTCGCGATATTCTTCGACGAGGAAGAAAACGCGCCTTTCAGCTCGCTACCAAGATTCCGTCCGGCGCTCGTCCCAGTACCCTTGAGCGACGAAGAAAATTGTGATTTCGCCGCCGAACCAGCCGACTTGAACTCTTTCGAGATCTTCGACTTAATGCCGGTCATGACCGGGAAGATGGCGATATGGCCGGAACCCACTTGCGAACTCATACCGCCACCTCCCGGAGACTATTTAGTTGTTTGCGAAACGAATTTCGCCTAGTAACTCGTCGTGCGCCTGCTTAATTTCCGCCTCAGATGGGGGAGCTGGTGGATGATTCCACGGCAGAACAGATTTGCCTTCTTCCCCAACCTGAGAGGCCATCGCCACGAGATCAGGGATTGAGGCGGGGTACCTCCATCCGGCCAGCGCGGCAGCGATCGGCGTAGCTGTGTCGCTGAGCGCGTCTTCCAGCAGGTCGCACGCCTCACTCCACGGCAAGGTTTTGCCGATCTCGTGAGGTGAGACGTGGTATTTTTCGCGGAATGTTGCCGTGAACGCAACCCGATATTCACCCCAGAGTGAGATCAGTTCGCGAGGCCCAATTTTCCCAGTGCGCTATTCGTGACCCGCTTGAGTGCGTCAAAGAATTTCACGGCGTAAATGATTGTCGAGGCAATGTTTTGCTTCTCGAATGCGGCAACGGCCTCGTCGTCGCCGATCATTTTAAAAAGCTCTTTCACCTGATCGACTTCGCTATCCGAGACCTGCGATACTGCATCGATCTGATCGAGTGTGACAGTCAATGGAGCCTTTACCACGGTGCCGTCAGGGAAACGTCCCGCAAAAATCCGCCCCTCAATGATGATGTATTTGACATCCATCGCTTCGGCGGCCTCGGCGATTGCGGCTTCCTCTTTCGCTTCATCCCACGTGTCGAAAAGCGCCGGATCAATCTCGTCCGAGTCCCACACGAGACCCTTTTTTGTTGCCATTTCTGTTCTCCTATCGGGTTATCTATCGGGTAGGTGATTGAGTAGCTGCACGGCGCGACCCGATAGAAAACACGCCGCGCAGCCAGTCATAGTTAGGCACCGGTTGTGGCAGCCGTCGGAGTCCCATGCCAAAACTTAAACGGATGCAGCTTGCCGTCGGCATCAGCAAAAAGCTCATCCTCACGCCATTCGAGAGTCACCGACGTGCCCTTCACCGACCCGCGCTCATCCTGATCAGGCTCAATGGCCGTCACCTGCGCGACGCCGTTGTAGCGATCCTCAGTACCGTTCTTGTACTTGGTAGCCAGGAATAAGATCACGCGAGCATCCGGCAAACTGGAATCGACGTAGATCACGCCATTCGTGTCCGGCACTTTACCCTCAGTGAGTTGCAGGACCGTATCCGTGTTCTCGGCGAGATTCACTTGGATGGATCGAGTGCCATCGCCGGGCATCGAATAGCCTTTTTGCCAAAACTCGGTCGCGTCGTCACTCTCACGCGCATGTTGTGGCGCACCATCCGATTTCACGAGTCCGAGCAGCTTGAACCCTGTCGGCAAAGTGATCGGCTTTGCCCCCATGTCCGCGTCGGCGATCACGTTTTCCTCCGCATATGGAGCGAACGCGACCATCCCACCGATCGGGATACCCACCGCCTCAATGTCATTTCCTTGCGAATCGGCAGCCATAATTTCCTCCTTAAAAGGAAAAGCCGCCCCAAAGGACGGCACAATTTAATAGTTCTATATAAAAAGTCAGCTCAGAGAGCCAACAACCATGTAATCCACAGTGAAATAGCGACGCGCCACATCAAGATCATCGGCAACCGCATACGGCCCATTCGTGTCTTCGATAGACGCGATAGGTGACCCCTCAGCATCAATAATCGCCGAATCAGTCACTATCCCGAACGTGAGCCGCGCGAGATCATTCGCAGCCTGCATGTCAGCCTTCGAGCCCGCCAAAATGGCGAACCCAATCGAACGCTCAAACGTTAGAATCTCACCACGCGCACCCGAATCGTCACGAACAACCACAAACGGCTTCGTGAGCGGCAACGCCAACGGATTCGATCCAGTAAACGACGGTTCAACATTCGTCACCCGCACCGACTGCCCCAGGTTCGCCAAGACAGTCCGCACATAGCTAGTAAGAAACAGCTCCATATCAGGCGGCAAAATCATTTCCCACGCACCGCCTTCAACGCCCGAGCAAGATTCCCCGTACGAGACTCCACAAGCAACGTTTTCGGATCAGTGCCCTCAACAAGCCACGCCGTACGATACTTTCGTTCAGCACGCACGACCCGCAACCCACGCCTATACGCCCCTGTTTTCACTGGAGCATTCGCCTGCGCTACAGCCAGCGCCGCAGCAGCCTTCTCCCGGCACAGACTCTCCACACCGGCGGATCGCAAAATCGTGTTGAAATACGCCTGGTTGAAGTCGATCGAAACATCAGCCATCAGCCCGTCGCCTCCTCAACATTGACAACCAGCGTAGGCTGCCACCCCGTAAACGGATTCATGTCCGCCCCAGGGAAGCCGGTCACACGATAAGTGCCACCGCCGGGAGCAACAACGCGATCACCAGCCCGAATATCAAAATCCGGTTCAGTAATCACGATCTGCTTCGTGGTGACGATCTGTGCACGCACCGCATCAGACTGTTCCAGCGACGACTGCGACGCCCAATAGCCCTCAAACCCGAGTTCTTCGGCGTTATCCCAATCCTCGACCGTCTCATCCGGATCGTACGGATTCGTTTTCTGACCTGCACGCCGCCGCGTAAATGTGGAAACGTGCGAGAATCCGAAACCGTCACCCACCAGGAAATCATCGACTGTAGCCATTACGGCCCCCAATTCAGCCGATATGGGGCGAGCATTTCCTTCTCAATCGAGAGTAGCGGCACCGATAATGGCGCACCACCCGCACTCTGATACGAAACGCTCGCCCCATTGACTGACTGTGACGCGATCACGCCAGGCTGTGTGCGGGCACGCTTCCCAACCGCGAGAATCAACGCCGCAACCTCAGGCACATCATCGACCGGCCAACCATGCGTCAAATCAACCTGCACCGCGCCCGGACGATCCGGCCACGACCCAGACCGGAGCACGACAGTACCGGCCTCCGACCAATCAAACTCGGCCACAGCCTCACCGTCCACCGAGATAGACGCAATCGCAGTCACATGCTTAGACGGCAGATACAAAACCTGCCCACCGTATGCGTCCACTCTCACCGTCTCAGTGATAGATGGGGCGACATGCCAGCCGCAATAGCGCCGCACAGCCGACTGGGCCGCACGAATCCACCACTGCGAATCAAGCATAGTGGTCGCCGAAACAATATCGTCAGCAGGCATAGCCAACCTCCGATCATTCGGCGGCGCTAGTCGTAGCCTTCGCCGCAGTCTTCTTCACGGTGGTTTTTCTGGACTTGTTTTCCGTCGAGGTGGTGGATGGGCGGAGCGCCTTGGTTAGAACCGGCGCGAGGCGCTCCAAATCCTCCTCACGGAAACGAATTCCGGAGACAATTTTCATTACCATGATTAGGCCGCGCTCTTCTCAAGGACTACGAAGTGCGCCGGACGCCAAATCGCTTGCGCTGCACGCAACTCAGCACGCACATACGTGAGGTTGCGGGCCGCATAATCCTTATGCTGGTTGAACGCCTGCACAGACAGTCCCGAACGATCCAGGAGCGCGATCTGACGGAAATCACCCACGATCGTTTGCCCAGCAGACAACTGTTCGGACTCAACAACAGGCATCCCCCACAGAGTATTCGGTCCCATGCTGAACGGGCCGTTGCCGTAGAACCGATCGTTACCGTCGCGCAGCAGGTCGATCTTCTCCGCATCCTCCGGAGAAATGAGTACCGAACGATTCGACGCACGCTTCAACAGTGTCTTAGACTGCCGAATCGCCTCGATCAGCGAGAGCGCTTCCTTCGTTCCAGCGGTCCATGACTTCGCTTGCACGCCGGTCGTGTTCAGCAAGCCCTTCGGTTCGCCGTTTGTCCCTGACCCGTTGAGCAGCTTGTCCGCCAAAATCGTGTCGAAGCTATACCGGAACTCCGAGTTCAGGAATGACGCCAACGCCTGATCGTCCTGGAGCAGCTGATTCGTAACCGTGTAGCCGTCGGCGTAGTCGTAAACCTTCGCATCTGCCAGCGCGGTCGTGAAAGACGACTCTGGTTTGATCGTGTCCGTCACATCATCACCAGTATTCTCAGGGACGATCGCCGTATTGCGTGTGATCGCAAGAATTTGGAGGTATTCGAACGCGCCACGAGTCGTGCCACGCGAAATCAGGTCAAGTAGCGTCAAGGCTGGGCGATCAACCTGATCAATCATCGGCAAGCGAATGTTTTGCGCGTGCGAAAGATCAGTCGTTAGCGCGGCACCTTTGCGGGCCGCCATGAACTCTTTGAGAGAGCCGACTCGCGTAGGCCTAATGTTGATATTCGCATTACGTCCCAGCCCACCGAGGTCTTTAGCCATCTGTTGAAGGTCCTGATATCCCGCACCCTTCGTGAAACGCTCACCGAGCGTGGCAGCCTTCACCTCCACATCATCATCAGCCTCACCAAGATCGATCGGCCCGAGACTTTCCAACTTCGCGGTGACCGCGGCGGCTTTCTCGTAGCGATCTTTGGCCTTGTCATATTCCGCGATAGCCTCATCGAACGCTTTCATTTCAGCTTCCGTCATGTCACGGCCCTCGGCTGTCGCCTTATCTACAATCGCCTTGGCCGCCGCCTTATGCTCGGCCAGGGTTTCATTAATGGTTTTCGCCATTTTTGTCCTCCTCCTCAGAGGTCCATGGCCCGGAGCCGCCGGGCAGCGGTTTCAAGGTGGGCAACGGTTTGCTCACCAGAGTCTTTCTCATCAGGTTCGGGAGCCTTCTCCCGCTCCTGCTCCTTGACGGCCTTCACGGACGTGATTTCCGTTTCCTGATTCATCCCAATCGGGACGACACTCACTTCGAAAAGGTCAAGTTTGCGCAGCTCATAAAACGAGCCATCATCCTCCGAATCGACGAACGCACCATCTTTTACATCGAACGCGAAAGACATTTGAGTAACGCGACCTTCTTTGAGGAGTTTCGCGACCTGCTTCCCGTAATCGGTCGAAGTGTCCACCAGAACCGTGACTTTTAGGCCGTGATCATCCTCAATAGCCTTAGCGGTCATCCCAATATTCGCGAACGGGTCATCAGTGTTGTGGTTCCAATACACGGGAATTCCAGCGCCATCGTTTGGGTAGCGTTTCTGGAGCGTTTCAGCAAACGCGCCTTTGATAATCTTGTCGCCACCCAAATCAATATTTCCGAAAACCGCCGCGTATCCTTCAAAGGTTGTCGAGCCATCATCGGATTCGGTCGCCTTCACATCAGCCGCAAACGTTTTCCGGAAAACCCGCGAGCCGCGAGCTGCCTTCCCATCCGACTCGCCGGATTGGTGATGCTCACGCGCATATGTAGTTTTCCCACCATGTGGGGGACCGGCTATAAGGTTTATTTCCGCCACGCTTACTCCTCCTCACTTTCCACACTCGCCAAATCTCCGCCACCTCGACCGGCGGTTTGTCCATCTTGAGGACTTGTTTGCCCGCCAATCAGCACGTTCAAAGGCGTAACTAAACCATCCCCGCCCTCTACCGGTGGGAGATTCATGCGCGCACGAATCTCGTTCGTCGTCATGAAAGGCCTCCCTGTCGCGGTGGACATTGAGGCGTACTGGGTCTCCGGATTGCCACGCATCTGCGCATCCAAATCGAACTCGACATACTCACCAGGTCCCGCAAATTTGCGTAGCCCAGCGTTGAGCGCCTGCTCAAAAGCAACAATGTACGGTCGAAGATACGTCCCGTACAACGCATGCTGGAACGCATCAAGATTCGAGAAATTGCCTTCACGGAAACCGATAATTTCGGCGGGAATACCGAAAGCGTTCGCCACATCGATTTTCACTTTGTCGCGCGCATCAAGATCAGCCACATCGATCGGCTTGAACATATCGAGCTTGCCGACGTTCATACCGTCTTCGAGGAGCATCCCCGACCCGGCAGATGAACCACCGCCAGCAAACTCATGCAACCCACGTTGGAATCGTTCTCGCGATTCCTTATCCGGCCACGGCTTATCCCTCAGAACGAAAAACGGTGAACGTGCAGTCTTTTTGTTTACCTGCTCGCGATAATCAAGCGAGTCCTGATATTCCTGCAGGACGCGCTTCAAAATACGCGCCTTCGGAGTCCCTTTCACCCCGGCGAATGCGTAACCTACATCCAAAATCATTGAGTCATCGACGGTTGATAGATCCCAACCTTCGCCATCGCCGGTGACGATATGAACTCCTGCGATCACGTCAAAATTGCCGGAAATCAACTGCCAATACCGTGGCGGAACACGCTGTAGCGCATAACCACCGCCTTTTTTCGTTTCTACGATCGCCAGCATTCGATCAGATAGTAATCCGTCGGCGATCAGGCTGTACCAAAAACGTATCGGCGGAAGTGCCCCACCGGTTGGTGTGGCAATCAAATTCGCCAATTCGGAGTCGCGCACACGCTCCCGCGCATCATCACCAGTGCGACGATAAACCTTCAACGGCAACGCGGAAATATGACGGGCAATAAAATCAACCACCGTAAAAACCGGCGGCTGACGGTACGCCTTCTCCGGCTTATCCGGGTCCCACGACAACAACGGCTGCCCAGGATCAACAACCTCGATATTGTTCGCCGAAGCCCAGTCATTCAACTTTCCAAGTGACGTGAAAACAGCCATCACACCACCTGCACATATCTGATCTGCCCCTCAGGGACCAAGAGGACGCCATCAACCGGGTTTGACCCCATATCTGAGATGGCGATCGCGTCACGGAGAGTCAAAATACCGCCACCAGCAGCCGAGAGACGCCCCTTCACATCGAAAGACGCGGTAGAAACAATAATTGTCTGCCCCACGTACGCCTTGAATCCGCGCATCACGCCCCCTAAAAAGTCATCACGTCATAATCCTGATAGGCGGAATAAACCTCATCGCCTGGTGTTAGTACCTCCAGCCCGTAGAGGGCTACCGTTTCAGAGACGACGCCCGCCACGTCAACGACCGATCGGTACCGATCCCACGCCTCGTTTTCAGCGATCCGTTTCACGATGCCACCCTCGATACCGAGATCAATCAACGGCTGCTCAGTATGTGCAAGCTCCCCAGACCGCACGCGGTCCCGGAAACGCCCCGTAGCGAGCCCAATATGCCCACCATCGATCTCGTGAACCGTCAAGCCCTTCTCCCGCAGCGGTTGAACAAGCTCCATCGAGGCGGACCCACGCGACTGTAACGCAACCTCGCTAGAACCAGACTCGGCAGCAAGCTCCGCCAGCCGATCCACCGCCTTAAACATCGACTTGTGTCGCTCACGCAGTTGAACGAACGGCCGCCCATCATCCAGGAAAACCGCCGCCGAAATCCACGTCCAACGCCGGTCAAAACTCACGTCCACACCCCACACGGTGCGCGAACCGCGCGGAATACTCACCTCAAATGGGGAGACGAACCCAGCCTTCCACTCCGAAACATCAATATATGGCTCGATTTGCGCGGAAACCCACTGGCAAAGAACCTCAATCCGTTCAATATTCTTGTTTTTCGCCTCCGCAGCGGTCTGCATCAGCCCGTCAATCGTCATGGCAGGCAGATAGCCCGCCGACGGATTTGCCTGCGCGAACGCCCGTGGATCATCCAAATCTGCATCCTCGTCCGCAGACCACTCCGCGATAAACCACTGCGCATTCCGCTTATCCACCGATTCGTGCGCGATCGTACGCACATCCCGCAAAACCTCCGATTTCGCGGTGCCAGCATTCGAAAACGCCAACAACAGCGAATCAAACATGGCGGTTGCCGATTTTTCGATCGCCGACCAGCCCACATAATCATGTTGTTCGCGTAGCTCGTCCAAAATCAGCCGCGCAGACGAATATCCACGCGCACCCTCAAACGTTCTGGGCCTGTAGACCGCGCCCTCCGTGGTAACAAGCTCGGTTTCACCATTCGCCGTGCGAGGCATCCGAGTGACTGCCTGCAAGATCGGGACGCGATCATGAGCAATACCAATACGCGGATCATCCGGCCCACCCCACTGGCGCACCTGCGTCCATGGTTTCATCGCAATATCAAGCTTCTGCGCCGCACCCACGATCACAAAATCACGTGGCTTTATATATTCCGGCCAACGTACCGAATCTACATACAAAAAGAACGCCGCGAGGACCGCAGCGATCAACGTTTTACCATTCTGACGAGCAACAATTACAAGCGCTTTACGAAACCGCAGCGTCCCGTCCGGATTCAACTCCAAAAGATGAATAAACAACCACTTCTGCCACGGGAAAAGCCGAACATTGAGTACCTTCTCCGCAAACCGGATCGCCTCAAAACCACGCGACGTCTCACGCGTCAACTCCCGCAAAGGCTTCGTGAAAATCCTCGGCTCCGTAAAACCATGCGTGATCTTCGAAGCCATCACACCCCCTACAAGGCCCGCAGTTTAGCCCTCATCTCATTCAAAGCCTGCTGAGACTCCGACGCCTGCGACTCCGGCCCGGTCTTCTGCTTCTCATTCGGCGGAACCAGCCCCAAAGCCTGCAACGCCTTCAAGAACGTTGCCGCCGATACATTGTCATTCTGAGGAACCGCCGGTCGAGCCCTACCACCAGACTCCACAACATCTTCAAGAGCCCAATCAACAATCACGTCCCACGCGTCGATCTTCCGGGCCAACGACCTCGCCACAGCAACAGCTGCAGCATCACGCGCCCGCAAATGCTTCGCACTCCTCAATGCGCGATCTAACGCAGCCTCAACTGAATCATCGTCAAACTTAGCCATCACCAGCTCCTTCCTCGCGCGCGCGACCCCCACCAAAAACCCCGGGGAGAGAGGAAGCGAGGCCGCACGGGAGGTATCCAGGGCGGGCGGTCGCCAGATTTTACCGCCCCTACCCCCATGGTCACCACCATTCGGGGACGAGTTGGCCGAGGTCTGCGTTGGGTTGTCCGTTGCCTCGTTCGCGGTTGCATTTGCGGTGTGCGTGTCGAAAGTTCGCGGGGTCCTCTTGTAGGTCGGGATAGAGGCTGACGGGATAGTAGTGGTCTAGCTCGTGAGATGAGTCTGTTGTTCCTGGCCCGACAGTGTAGTCGATTCGTTTTTTGCAGATCCAGCAATCGGCGGCGGGATCGCCTGCTTCGTCGAGGCGCTTACCTTCCTCATAGAACCGTGTGCGCAGATTGTTCATGTGGCGTGAGCTGACGCGTTCTTTAGACATGTGGCTCACCTCCGCGCATGAGAAAAGCCCTCGGCATGCGCTGAGGGCTTTTCTTGTTGGTTCGGTTTAGTTGGTGAAGATTACTTCGTTCTTGTCCATGGCGAGTACGTCTTCTACGGATAGCTGCACGCTGGCCGCATCGGCGACCGAGTAGGCGACTGTCCACGAGAGTGTGTTGCCTGGGAGTATTGTCGAGGTCGGCGCGCCAGTCCAGTCGGTGTCGTAGATTTCGGTGCCTTCTTGCCCGCCTGCCGCGACGGTGATGTAGATCATGGATGGGTCATAGTTTTCGCTGGTGCCGTTTTCGATGGTGATGGTCCATGCGAGGTTGGTCCATCCGGCGGTGACTCCGGCGGCGTATTTGCTGGGTGTGACTTCGGTGGGCGCGGATACGGTGATTTTGAGGCCGTCGTCCCAGGCGTATGAGTCGCCGAATACTGGGTTGGTTGCAGCTTTGGTTGTTGCTTTGGCTGCCGGTGTGGTTGTGGTTGTGGTGACCGTCGTGTCGTTTTTGACGATTTCTCCGTTGTCGGAGGTTGAGCAGGCGGTCATGGTGGCGGTGATTGTGAGTGCGGCGAGCAAAGCGCCGACTTTGCTGTGGGTTCCCATGTGTCTAGTGTATGGGATTCGCGGGCTTTTCGGCGAGTTTTTTCAGCATTAAACGCGTGCGCGCGACCTTCATACGGATCGCGCTTACACGTAGTGTACCACATGCGGCGTTGCACTTTGTCAAGTGTTGTTGGCGAGTTGGATTAGTTGGCTGATTGGGTAGCGTTTCGGTGATCCTTGCCCAACGATTTTGCCGCGGTGTTCCCATGATCGGACAGTCGAGGTTGGAAGCTCTCGCCCGGTCAAGAGTCGGATGGTTTCGCATGCTGATCGGATTGTGAGTGTGACGTCGGCTAGCTTGTCTATTGCTTCGTCGCGGGTGAGTTCTTGCGTCAATGTTTCGCGTGGGTTGGCTATCTGGTCGAGGTGTCGAATGGCGTCAATGGTTTCGTCGATACACATGGCCCCGGTGTCCTGCACGACGCCTCCCCAGGTTTGCGTCCAGTGACTGCACTGGTTGGCGTACTGCTGGAAGATCGCCTCAGCGGCGCGCCAGTCGCCGGGCCGGTAGCGTACTCCTGGCCTGACATAGGCGAGGAGTTCGGCGGCCCACAGGTCGATGGTGTCTCGCCAATCGCTCACGGCGTCGAGGAGTCCGAGGTTGAGTGGCGCGCGCGGCCCGGATACGTGACTGCCACCAACGGCTGGTTTGCGTCCGGCTCCAGCGATCATCTCATCGATCGTCTCCATCAGCCCAGCCAAATCATTCGTGGCGCCGCGGAGACGATTGCATGCAGTCTGTGAGACGATCCTCCCTGGATCAGTCAACGGCAAAGGCTCACCCGTGATCGGGCATACGCGCGCCTCACTCATCAGTCCTCCTGCTTGTCGCGTAGGGCCTGCGCCAGCCGCATCCTGAGGTACTCGTTTTCTTCTTCCAACTCTCGGATGTGGTCGAGCTCGCGTAGGCGTCTCCTTCTGGCGGCTTTGGTGCCCGCCGCACGGCACCGATCGCAACGACAACCGAGGGTGGAGTAGCCGTTGATGGTTCCGTGGCGGGGATCGTTAGGCGGAAGGTTGCTCATTTTCCCCGGCTCCTTCCAAAATGAATTTGCAAAGCTCTGCCCGCATCTCTGGCCCACTAGCTATACGTGCTGTGCCGTCTGGGTAGATGTAGAGCGGAGCACCGAGATTGCTCTCCCTGATCATTTCCACCAGTTCCTCCGCCCACTTCTTGCGTAGATACGGCTCAGCGGCGGCGAGGGCGGCTTCTGACCGTCTGAGCAACTCGTCTTTCCCTGCCGCTTCGGAAAGTGGTATCGGACGCCTGCCCATGCTTTGCCTCACGCGGTCTAGTAGTGCTTTCGCCGCTGCTTCTACGGCCTCGGCGCTTATGCTATGATGTTCGCTCATTGTTGAGCCTTCCCGCCGCAAGAAAACCTACGGCTCAGTCTATCAAAAAAGGTTGAGTTACATTGTGTCAAGCGCACGAACGTTTAGTTTTAGCTGCGAAGCGATACAGGCCGGTCATCGGGCCGGAAATATAGATTTTCACGATTGGCTCCCAAACCGCCGGCGGGCACGTTCCGCCATTTCGGCACGCTGCTCATCGGTCAGCTGACGCGGGGGACGCGCGGCTGCACCGAGGTTGAAGCGGCTGCGTGGGCATGTGAACGTGGCCCACTCGAACGTTCCGTGGTGTCCGTTGCCTGTTTCCGTGAATATTTCAGACTTTTTCCGGAGTTTCGTGAGGACGGTGCGTTGCATGGTCCAGATTCGGACTAGTGGATCGCCGTCGGACATGTTGACGGTGGTTTCGCGCTCATAGGCGGCGTCTGGTGCGCTCACGTCCAAATCTTGAGCGTTTTCTTCGACTGAGACTCTTGTTTCTGGGTGGTTGGTGTCCATGGTGGTACCTCCATAGGGTTCGGGATAGTTTGCTTTTGAAATTGCCTGTGTTGCTTGGCTGGCCCATTAGAATGGTGGGTCGCTGATTGCGCTGCGGGTGCCCCACGGATCGTTCGCTGTGCCGCCCTGTGGCGCGTTGTATGCCGCGCTGGCATGGTTACCTATCCCGCCGCTTTGAGGCCCTGAGAATCCATCCTGCGAACGATTTGAGGCGTTTCTGGGCAAAGGCAACGTGATACGCGGATTGCGGATCTCGTACTCGAGCCGCATCGTCCCGTCCTGCGCCTGCCACTCCCGGAACACGAGCAGGCCCTCAACGCGAACCCGCTGGCCTTTCCGCAGGTTATCCGCCCACAGCTCAGCATCTTCACCGAATGCCGTGGCGGAATACCACTGGGTCACACCCAGTTCCGTCCACGCCGACGCCTGCTTGTCGTACCGGCTCGGGTTCGCTGCGATTCTCAACCGGCAACGCGGGCTCCCATCCTGCCCGTACTTGATTTCCGGATCGCCACCCAGCGTCCCCACAAACGCAATTTGCACATCATTCGCCATTTCGATTCTCCACTTTCTCTAATTTCCAGCCATATAGTTGTCGTAAATTTTCGCGTTCTTACCCGACCTGATCAGCTCGAACTTCGCGATCGGACCCTGCCGGTTCTTCGCCACCATCGCCTTGATCGGAACATCACCATTCGGGTCCCATGTAGCGTCAGCCTCATTCGTGTTCAGGAGCAAAACCACGTCTGCGTCCTGCTCGATAGACCCAGATTCCCGCAACGCCGAAAGCGTAGGAGCCTTCCCTTCCTTCACGGATTCACGATTGAGCTGCGAAGCAATGATCACCGGACACTCAAATTCCATCGCCATGAGCTTCAACTGTCGCGTGTACTCCGCGATCTCACTGGCGCGACTATCCTGGCGTCTCGAGGAACCGGACATGATTTGCAAATAGTCCACGACAATGCCCGCAAGCCCGCCTTTCGCCTTCACATCCCGAGCATGTTCCCGCACATCAAGTGGTGTGCGAACGCCTTTCCCACGAATATGCAGCGGCGTCCCGCGCATGCCTTTAGCCACCTCGCGAAGGCGGCGCCAATCCTCCGCCGACGGGCCACCAGTACCATCCTCACGCCGCCCCTTGAGTCGATTGAGAGCCACCCCCGACTCGTTGGCAATAATCCTGGTCATCACCTCTGATGGACTCATTTCCAGCGATTCAAACAACACTGGGCCGCGAGAAGTAATACCCATTGCCGCCTGCATCAGAACAAGCGATTTGCCGACGCCAGGGCGCGCACCGACCACGTAAAGCCCACCCGGCCGCCAACCCCGAATCACATCATTCAACCCATCCCATGGCGTCGGGACATACGGCGTGACCTGGTTGAACGAGGACATTGCCTCTTCGAGCACATCGTCAAAAGACTGCTCAGACGACGCCTGTAAATCCAACTTGTCGAGCGTCGCCATCACTTCGAGGCGGACCTGCCGAATATCGCCGGAGCCGTCTAGCAGCTGCAATGAGCGCGTGAGCGTCCCCGCAAGGACGCGCCTCCAGTAACGGTCCTTGAGCTGCGCCGCGTAATGCTCACCAACGAAACCATTCGGCGCTGCCTGCACGCAGTCGAAAAGCCAAACCAGCGTCAGGTGAGACCTATGGAGCTCATTGATTTCCGAGGCACGCCCGAACACGATTTGCGGATCTACAGGCGTCCCCTCCCGGTCGAGGCGCTGAATTACGCCCCACACCTCAGCGGCAAGCGGATCATCAAACCACTCGGCTCGGACCGTGCGCACGTCGGCAAGATTCCGTGGCCCAGACAACGCCAGCCCGACGATTTGCCTATCAAGGCTCCATTCCAGATTCTCAGTCATCATCGAGGTGCTTCCCCGGAGTCACGGTTGGGACTCGATCCCAGGCAAGTTCTTCTCGGGAGGTGCTCCGGCGTGTGCGCCCGAATTCGACGCTTTTTGTCATCCAGGAGAAGAACGCTCGATCCCAATCCACGTACATGACGCCTTTAGCGATGGCGTTGTCTTCGAAGTGTCGGGCTTCCCAATCCAGGTCGAGGTTGAGCTCTTGAGCTTTGACTCGATGCGAGTCTTTCGGGGTCCATCCGTCAGGGAATCTGGTTCGCCTGGGGGCGGGGTCCGGAGCTTGCTCCGGTTCCCCCCTCTTATCTTTAGATAAGGGTTGAGGGTTAAGGGATAGGGGAACCGAAATGGAACCTAATTGGAAGGGTTCCCCATTTTTGAGGGGATCTAAAACGGAACCTAAATGGAACCAATCGGGAACAAAATCGGAACCTAATTGGAAGGGTTCCGGGAACTGTTTCACGATCGGTTCGGCAAGCCGTGCACCACTGTATTCGGGATGTTCCGAGATGGCTCTACGGACTTCCCGAGAGACGAGAGCCATGATTTTTTGCGACGCGATAGCGCCATGCTCACGGACCATCGCTTTGACAAGATTAGGGCTCTTCAAGGCCCCGTCGTGGCGCACGAACGATCGCACGAGCGCCTCTTCTGTGTCGGGATCAACCGCGATTAGGCGCCTCTCTCCAAGTTCCCAGGCGGCGGCGCGCAGGGTCGCAACATCGATACCGTTCGCCATTTTCGCGAGTTTCGCTTCACGCCATTCCAGTACGCCGCACGAATTGAGTGTCGGGTATGTGAGCATCGTGAAATATAGCCATTGGGCGTTAATGGATAAGCTTTTGAAGTCTGGATCATTCCAGATGGTCAAGAGCACTTTCGCGTATTGTCGTGCCATCTTCTTCCTCCTTCCTGCTGTCTAAAACGGCACGTATTGGTCGGTGACGACGAGCATCAATGCGTGCATGCCGGGTTTGAGTGTCCGGTCACGCGCGGGCCTGCCATACCCGACGAGGTAGACGTTTTCCCCGTCGTCGTTTGGGATGATTCCGGCGTCTACCAGGCCATCTATCGCGGCTTTGACCATGGGTGCGATAGCGTCAGCATCCGGGAGCACGCCGCCTCGCACGTAGGCTCGCGCATAGATCGCGACTGGCCCGACGCATGGACTCAGGTCACGCCGCGCATAGATCGCAGCGTCATGCCTGATTTGCTTTTTCTTCCTCGCCGCGACCTGGTAGTGGACGCGATGATTCTGCAAAAGCCAGTCCGTTTTCGCCACCGGGATAATGATATGGTGACTCACCCTCAGCACCCCCTCACGGCAGCGTCGAAAGCCTCACGGGCACGGCGCTCGCTCGTGTAGGGGTGCTGTACCGGCGTCCCTCGCACCGGGATGATCCGGACGAGGAAATACCGGTCGGCCTTCCACAGCTCGATCCGTCGCCCGTCGTGATGCGTGTAATGATCGACCAGTGTCATAGTCCGCCTCCAAAAAGCGGGAGCATGCCCTCGGGGTCGAGGCAGCTAGGACTCATCCACAATCGCTCACGTCTGCCTGCGTCACCTTTTTTGCTGAAACCACTGCCCTGCCCGCCGATCGATTCGACCTTCCGCCAGCCCACATCCAGCAATGCGTCATTGTCGGACTCATACCCGGCGAGGACGATCCGCAGATCCGGATCCGCTTTCAGGCACCAGTCGAGCACGTCATCAGAAATGCTCGCATTTTTGGTGCCGACATAAACCTCGGCGCTCGTGGAATATGGGGGGTCGAGGAAGATTCCCACGTTGCCCGGTCCCACACTTAGCTTTACAACGGAGGGTGAGAGCACGCGCTTCCAGTCGCCAACTGTGATCCGAACGCGCAGCAGTCGCGCCTGCAACTGCCGCATGTAAGCGAGGGCGCGAGCCCCCTCACTGTCACCCATACTCTCAGGCTGGCGGCGGAGGACGCCGCGCTCAGTCCCGCCAACATGCGGAATACTTCGGTTTATTCCGTGGGGACTCCACTCGGTTTTCACTAGGTGTCCATCGACTACGTGCCAGGGTCCGCCGCGGAATGCATCGCCACCGATAGAGCATGCTGACACATATAGCCACCAGCCCGCTGCCTTCGCGTCGTACCGCTCAGGATCGCCTTCGAGCCATGAGATAAGCTCAGGCGTGCGGCGCTCTGCCAGCCAGGCCGCTCGAGCGTGCAGATCCACCTCCGAGACGGGCCCAAAGGCTTCCTGGACCACTCCCTCTGGATCGGCTCGGATAGCTCGCCAGGCGTTGACCAGCCAGCCGTCCGTGTCGTTAATGGTCTCGACGCGCGGCCCCTCAAATGGTGGCCTGCCCAGCAAGACGGCAGCAGATCCAGCGAAGGGTTCGATGTATCCTCCAACGTCCCCCAGCGCCTCCCAGACGGTCGCAGCAGCATTCCTTTTCCCGCCAAAATATGGAAAGGGAGCCATGAGTTGATAGTCGGGCATTCTGTGGCCCCAGCCTGCGTATGTGGTATTCATTTCTCCTCCACCAGCTCGATCGAGTGGACGACGTACTGTGCCTTGTCCCCAGCGAGTCGGTTTTCGTCCAGCTCGCGGGCTTTACGTTCGGCTTTGAAAGAGTTTTCGTAGGCGACGAGCGGCACGATAGCTTCCCGGAGTATTGAGACGACGAGGAAAATGGTTCGCTTGTTTCGGTTCATGCTCCCACCTCCATTCCGAGCAGGATTGCTAGTGCGCGAGCCGTAGTTTTTGCTCGCCTGTCAGTCAGTCCGAAGTG